CAGGGGAGCTATCGGGCCTTCACCCGGATTTGCGAGCTGTGCGTGGAGCTGATCCGGCAGTTTTACGACGTGCCGCGGTATTTCCGCATCATGGGGCAGGGGGGGATGCGCTTCCTGCGCTTTGACAACGGGGGGCTGAAGCCCCGGGCGCTGGGGAACGTGTTCGGCCAGGAGATGGGACAGGCCCGGCCCGTGTATGACATCAAGCTGCGCAGCCAGAAGGCCAGTCCCTACAACAAAATTGTGCAGAACGAGCTGGCCAAGGAGCTGTTCGGCATGGGGCTGTTCCGGCCGGAGATGGCGGACCAGGCCCGCAGCTGCTTGGAGATGATGGACTTTGAGGGCAAGGACATGCTCCTGGCGCGCCTGGAGGAACAGGGCGGACTGCAGCGGCAGGTGGAGGAGCTCAAGGGGCGGCTGCAACAGCTGGGCCAGGTGGTGGACCGGATGAAGGGCACCACCATTGCCCCGGCGGTGGCTCAGCAGGTGCGAACGGACTCCCCCACCCCGCAGGAGCAGCCGGAGCAGCAGGACACGCAGAGCAAGCAGGCGGCGGAGACGGCGGCGGGGCAGGCGACCCCCAAGTGAAAGGAGCAGAGCCATGGATGAGCAGATGATGCGGGAAACCCTGGGAGAGCAGGAGCCGGAGAGCTTTGAGGAGCTGATCGCGGGACGGTACCACGGGGACTTCACCCGGAAGGTACAGCAGCTGATGGACCGGCGCTTTGCGGAGCACCGGCAGAAGGAAGAGCAATGGGCGCAGTGGCTGCCGGCGGTGGAGAAGCTCTGCGCGGATCGCGGGCTGGACCCGGCGGACGCGGAGGGGCTGACGGCGCTATTGGAAAAGGAGGCGGGCGCCCGGGAGCGCCGGGAGGCCCTTCGGGAATGGGCGGCCTGCCAGACCATGCGCCAGTGGCTGGAGGAGGCCTCGGGCCTGGGGGAAAGATACCCGGGCTTTGACCTGCGGGAGGCAATGCAGGAGGAGGACTTCACGGGGCTTTTGCGCCGGGGGCTGACGGTGGAGCAGGCCTGGTCCCTGGCCCACCGGGATGAGCTGATGCTGGCGGCCATGGAGGCCACGGCGGCCCATGTACGGGAGCTGACGGCCCGGAGCTTAATGCAGCGGCAGGCCCGGCCCCGGGAGGGCGGCATGCTGGAGCGGGGCGCGGCGCCCACGCGGCCCAGCATGCGTGAGACCAGCAGGAGCCAGCGGGAGGAGCTGGAGCGGCGCGCGCTGCGCGGTGAGCGCATTGTGATATAAGCCTGCGGCCAAGCGGCGGGCCGGGCGTGAGCCGGGGGATGTTCTTCCAGGGCCTGCGGGAGCGGGCGGGGAAGGAGCCGGAACCCGGGACGCAGGCGCGTTGCCGCGCCGTGCGCGAAGGAAAAACCACGAGACGGGAAAGGAAGGATGCCCATGTTGAAGCTGCGCTTGCAGCTCTTTGCCACCCAGACCACGGAAACTCCGGGACTGTCCGCGGAGATGAAAACCTTTTACGAGAAGCGGCTGATCGACCTGGCGGAGCCCAAGCTGGTGCACGGGCGCTTCGGGGACAGCTACCCCATTCCCCAGGGAAGCGGCAAGCAGATCGAGTTCCGCAAGTATTCCATCCTGGGCAAGGCGCTCACGCCCCTGACCGAGGGCGTAACCCCCGCGGGCAACAGCCTGACGGTGACCACCATCACCTGCCCGCTGAAGCAGTATGGCGACTGGATTCAGATGAGCGACATGCTGCAGCTGACGGCGGTGGACAACAACATCGTGCAGGCCACCAAGCTCCTGGGCAGCCAGGCGGGCCGCACCCTGGACACGGTGATCCGGGAGGAGCTGTGCGGAGGCACCAACGTGATTTACGCCCCCAAGCAGGCAAACGGCCAGGCCACGGAGGTGACCAGCCGCACCCAGCTGGACAAGACCGCGGTGCTGACCCCGGAGCTGTTCTTCAAGGCGGCGGCACAGCTCTCGGCCATGAACGCCGACTACATCGACGACAGCTATGTGGCCATTATCCACCCCTACGCGGCCTATGACCTGATGCGCAACAGCGAGTGGATCGACGTGCACAAGTACGCCGACCCCAAGGCCATCTACGACGGCGAGATCGGCAAGCTGGGCAGCGTGCGCTTCGTATCCTCCACGGAGGCGAAGATCTGGAAGGACGACACCTGCCCCTCCGGGCTGGCGGTGTTCGCCACGCTGGTGCTGGGCGCCCACGCCTATGGCGACACCATGATCGAGGGCGGCGGGCTGGAGCACATCGTCAAGCAGCTGGGCTACGGGGAGGACCCCCTGAACCAGCGCAGCGCCTGCGGCTGGAAGGCCACCAAGGCGGCCAAGCGCCTGGTGGAGGAGTACATGGTGCGCATCGAGAGCTGCTCCAGCTACTCCAGCGAAGTGGCGGCGAACTAAGGCAACGCGGGGAAAGGCGCTCCGGGCGGGGCGCCTCTCCCCCCTCAGGGAAAAGCGTAAAGGAGGGACATCCATGGAGAAGATGGTGAAGCTGAAGCTGTTCAAGGACAACGGGCAGTACAAGGACGATGTATTCGTGGCGGTGAACGGGCGGACGTTTCAGATCGTGCGGGGCGTGGAAGTGGAGGTGCCGGCGTGCGTGGCGGAGGTGCTGGAGCATTCCGAGGCCCAGGACCGGCGCACCGCGGAGCTGATGGAGCGCCTGGAAAGCGCCTACGCCGCCCGCAGCTAAGGAGGAAAGGCCATGACGGTGAAGGAGGCCCTGGATACGGTAAGCGCCCTGAAGCCTCATCCCTACGACCCGAAGCATCTTTTGCGGGAGCTGAGCCGGCTGGACGGGCGCATCCTGCGGGAGGTATGGCAGGGGCGGGAGGGAGCGGCGGAGGCGGTCCCCGACTACACCCAGGAGACGGCGGAGACCACGGCCCTGCTGGCGGAGGAGCCCTACGACCTGATGTACATACACTACCTGATGGCCCGGGTGGCGCTATGGAACGGGGAGACGGAGCGCTACAACCAGTTTGCCGCGCTCTTTGAGGAGACCTATGCCGCGTACCGGGCCGACACAAGCCGGAACGCGGCCTGGAAGGACGGCAGGAAAATTCAGATGTGACGCGGGGAGGCCCGCGGGAAAGGAGGCGCGATGCTGCCATTTTTGACGGGAAGCAAGGCAAAGCGGGAGATGCAGCGCGAATTCCGCGGGCTGAACCGGCGGCCGGGGGCGGCGGAAAACGAGTTCGCGGCCATGGAAAACATGACGGGGGCGGGGTATCCGCTGCTGGCCTCCCGCTCCCCCCGGGGACGGGTGCGGAAGCTGACGAAGATCAACGGCATGCTGGGCGGGGCGCAGCTATGCTTTGTGGACGGGACGGATTTCTTTTATGAGGGGGCGTGCTACGGCCAGGTGACCGACGGGGAGAAGCTGCTGGTGCGCATGGGCGGGAAGATTCTGATTTTCCCGGACAAGCTGGCCTTTGACACGGAGACGTACAGCTTTTCGCCCCTGGAGAATCATGTGGCACTCACGGGGGTGACCCTGGCCCCCACCTTTTCGGACGGAACGGCCCTGGGCAGCGTAACGGAGAGCGGCACGCAGCCCACGGAGCCCCAGGACGGCATGCTCTGGCTGGATACCCGCAGCCACACCCTGAAGCAGTACAGCGCGGCCCAGGAACAATGGGCGGAGGTCACCGGCACGCGGGTGGCCCTGCGTGGCACGGGCATTGGCGCGGGCTTCCGGGCCGGGGACGGGGTGCGCGTCAGCGGCACGGGGGTGGAGGAGCTGGAGGGCATCCTGCTACTGGAGGAGGCCACGGAGAACGAAGTGGTGGTAACCGGGCTGATGGCCCGGGGAAAGGTCATTTCGGGACAGGTGAAGCTGGACCGGGATGTGCCGGACCTGGTGCTGGCCACGGAGCTGAACAACCGCCTCTGGGGTGTGGAGGAAGGCAGCCAGGAGCTGCTGGCCTGCAAGCTGGGGGACCCCACCAACTGGCACGTATTCGCGGGGGTGTCCACGGACAGCTACGCGGTGAACGTGGGGTCGGACGGGCCCTTCACGGGGATGTGCAGCTTTCTGGGGTACGCGCTGTTTTTCAAGGAAGGCTGGATACACAAGCTCTACGGCACCAAGCCCGCGGACTTTCAGCTGACCTCCACCCTGGCCCGGGGGGTGGAGCAGGGCGCCTGGCGCACCCTGTGCCAGGTGGACGACACGCTGTATTACAAGGGCGTGGACGGGGTTTACGCCTACGACGGCAGCCTGCCCGTGCGGGTGAGCTGGGACTGGGACGAGGCGGCGCGCAAGGGGCTGTCCGCGGCGGAGGACAAGGGGCGCTATGTGATCTGCGTTCAGGCCGCCGCCGGGGACTGCGAGCTGCTGGTATACGATCCCGCCCGGGGACTATGGCACCGGGAGGACGGCCTGCAGGTGCGGCACATGGCCCGGGCGGACAAGGAGACCTGGATGGCGGACAGCGCCGAGCAGGTGCTATGGAGCCGCAACGGGACGCTGCTCACGGGGCATCCGGGGGGAATGGCTATGGAGGGCGCGGTGAGCTGGCGGGCGGAGACCGCGGACTGGAACCAGAAGGACGCGGGGAAGCGCACCTGCACCCGGCTGATGATCCGCGCCTATCTGGCGGAGGGAAGCGAAATGACCGCGCAGCTGCAATACGACTCGAACAAGCAATGGCACACGGCGGCGCGGGTAACGGGCACGGGCAAGGGAACCATCGAAGTTCCCCTGTTTCCCCGCCGGTGCGACCACTGCCGCCTGGCCCTTTCGGGGGTGGGGGAAGCGGAGATATTCAGCATTGCCCGGGACTATCTGCCGGGATAAGGGGGAAATAAGGCATGGCGGTATTTCAGCTTTCGCTGCCCCCTGCCCTGGCGGAAGGGGGAGCGGGCACGGAGGAAAACCGGAAGATACGCAGCTATCTGTTCCAGCTCACCGAGCAGCTGCGCTACACCCTGAACCACCTGGACGACGAGAACTTCAGCGAAGGGGCATTTCCCCGGAGCGGATTGCGGGGCTGGGCACGGAGATCAGCAAGGCGGCCCAGGCGGAGATTGGCAAGGCGAAGATCGGCGCGGCGCAGATTCAGCACCTGGAGGCGCAGGTGGCGAAGATTGTCACCGCGACCCTGGGCACAGCGGTGATCGACTGGGCGCAGATCAAGGAGCTGACCGCGGCGGTGGCCACCATTGCCCGGGCGGAGATTGCGGCGGCCACCATCGGCTGGGCGCAGGTGGAGGGCGTAACAGCCAACACGGCGCTGTTCACCCGCACGGAGGCGGACAAGCTCTTTGCGGCGGACCTGGCGGTGGGGGACGCGAACATCGTGGACCTGAACGCGGGGAAGATCAACGCGGGCACCCTGAGCGTGGAGCGGCTGATCCTGGTGGGGACGGACAAATCGGTGATGTACGAGATCAACCGGGCCAACGGCACCACGGAGCTGAGCCAATCCACCCTGGATGGCGGGTCCATTACGGAAAAGACCATCACGGCGGAGCAGATCGTGGCCGGGGGCATTACGGCGGAGTGCCTGAACGTCAGCGAGATTTTCGCCTCCGAGGCGCTGGTGGGGAAAATCACCTCCCGGCATCTGGACGTCAGCGAGCTGTTTGCTTCCCAGGCCACGGCGGGGATTATCCACACCAATCATCTGGCGGCGGACGTGGGCGGGTCGCTGAACATCTCCGCCAATGGGGCCATCACCCTGCTCACCGGGCGGACGGAGGAGCTGGCCGAGGGCATGCAGCGCTACGACGCCTATTTCCGCTTTGACGAAAGCGGGCTGCACCTGGGCAAGCAGGGGGAGGCGCTGGAGCTGAACCTGCGCAACGACCGCATCCGCTTTCTGGACGAGCATGGCGCGGAAGTGGCCTATGTGAGCGCGGGACGGCTGTACATCTCCGACGCGGAGATCACCAACCGGCTGCGGGTGAGCAACTATGCCTGGCAGAAAATGCAGGACGGTTCCCTGGCACTGACCTTCGATTCGTAACAGAGAGCGAGGAGACATAAGCAATGGCAGAGACAAAGAAAACGGCGGAACAGCTTTATGCCCAGGCCCAGGAGGCGCAAAAGCAGCTGGAGCAGCTCCAGGCACAGCAGCCGGGAGCCTACGAGAGCAGCTACGGGGCGCAGATTGACGCGCTGATGGCCCAGCTGGACAGCCGCCCGGGATTCACCTATGACGTGAACGGCGATCCGCTGTACAGGCAGTATGCGGAGCAATACCAGCGCCAGGGCAAGGCGGCCATGGAGGACACCCTGGGCGCGGCGGCGGGGCTCACGGGGGGATACGGCAGCAGCTATGCCACCACCGCGGCCAGCCAGGCCTATCAGCAGTACCTGAGCGGCATGCAGGACGTGGCTCCGGCGCTGTACGCGGCGGCGTATGCCCGCTATCAGGACGAAGGCACCGCCCTGGAAAAGCAGCTGGAGCGGTTGCAGGGCCTGGAATCCAACGCCTATGGGGCATGGCAGGCCCAGGTGCAGGCCAACCAGACGGCCCAGGCCCAGGCCCTGGACTACTGGCGATACCTCAACGACGCGGCCTATCAGGCCCAGCAGGACGAGCAGGCCCAGGCCAACTGGCAGCAGGAATTCAATGCCAAGTATCCGCCGGTGACCGCTGCGGTGAGCGGCGGGGGCGGAAGCCGCAAGTCTAGCACCACCAAAGACACCGTTTCCGACGTGCTGGACAGGATTAACCAGGTGACCGACAAAGTGCAGAGCGCGGCGAAAACCCCGGTGACCAAGCGGAAAAACCAGCAGACCAGCAAACTGTTCCGTCCCGTGAGCAAGTAACGGGCGCCGTTGCAGCCTGTAAAAAATTCTTGGGAAGC